TTTGAAGCAAAAACAAAAGAAGTTGAAGCATTAGACGGCAAGTTTGAAGTGGCTTGTTTAGCACAGGCAAATTTAAACGCTATGCAGGACAACACAAAAATAACTGACATTCAAAATAAGAATGTCAAAATTGAAGGGGGCAAAGTATTGGCTACTATTATCGAAAATAAAGTATTAGACGAGAAGGAAGTTTATGTTAGCGCATGGGCGAACTTCATGCAAGGTAGAAAGTTAGAAGGCAGTGAGCAAGAAATATTCAACAAAGTAAATTCAGCATTTAACAACGAATACACACACGATACGGGCAATACTGCAATATTAATTCCTACTACGGTTGCAGCAGGGATTTTCAAAGTTGCAGAGGAAATGTATCCTCTTTATGCAGACGCTAGAAAATTTGCTATAACTGGTAAAATGTCAATTAAAAAGCATACAGCAATAACAGCAGGAGATGCAGCATGGTACGCAGAAGAAACACCTACAGCAGACGAATCAAATACATTTGGTGAATTAGTACTTGATGGTTGCGAACTTTCAAAGTCTGTAACAGTATCTTGGAAGCTTAAAGCTATGGCAATGTCAGAATTTATCCCTTATATCATCCTTGAGCTTGGCGAAAGATGCGGAGTTGCTTTAGGAGTTGCGGCTGCAAGTGGAGCCGGGGCTGGTGCGACACCTCCACAACCAGAAGGCGTTGAAACAGCATTAATTGCAGAGGGCGGGACACCACAAGTTATAACTTATGATCCTGACAATGTCGTACCAGTACCTTTGACATATGCAAAAATTACAGCAGCTATCGGGAAGATAGGCTCTTCATATTTGGCAGGATGTAAAATATACGCAAAGAACGCTACTATATGGGGACAGCTTTCTAATTTACTAGATGGAACAGGCAGACCTTTATTTATCCCTGACGTAACTTCTGGCGGCGTAGGCAGAATGTTCGGAATGGTAGTTGAAGCGGATGCAGGAATAACAGGGATGAACATCCTTATAGGTAATGCAGGCAAAGGTTTGATATTTAATGTCAATGAGCCTCTTTCAATTGTTACAGAAGATCATGCAAAATTAAGAGAAACCGACTATGTTGCTTATGGAATTGTTGACGGTGGAGTTATGGATACTAAGGCGTTTGCTCTTATTCAAGATGTCGTTGCAGGCTAATGAAAATTTTAAAAGAATTTCACGACATTAATAATATGAAACACGTTTATAAAATAGGGGATGACTTTATTTCAGACGATGAAAGCCGTGTAAAAAGTCTTGTAAACAGAGGTTTAATCGAGGGTGTAATAACGCCCTCTGCTAAGCCTATAAAAGAAAAAAGCACAACCAAAAGGAAGTGATTAGATGGCTCTTTTAGACGATATCAAAGTTTCATTGAGAATTAAATCATCCGCATTTGATACTGAAATTACGCCAATCATTGACGCTTGCAAGATAGATTTAAGACTTGCAGGCGTTAATATTATACTGGAAACTGACCCTCTAATTCAGAGGGCGGTTGTCCTTTATGCAAAGGCTAATTTTGGCAGCAATCCAGACAGCGAGAAATACCAAAAATCTTATGATTTACTCAAATGTTCGTTAGCAGTAGCAGGCGATTATAATTTGGTGGTGATATAATGCGTGACGGTATAATTAATCTTATCAGTATAGTCGCAGTTGAGGATGAAATTGGCAATCCGATTGAGCAGGAAACGCTCAAAGAAGTTTATTGCACAATAGAGAGCATATCCCAAACAGAATATCTCCAAGTTTTCCTATCTGGGCTAAAACCGCAACTTAAAATAACAATGTGCTGGTTTGATTATTCAGACGAGACAGTTGCTGAGTACAACGAAAAGCGATACTCAATTTATCGTACATACTTGCGAAATGATGAACGCATTGAGCTTTACCTCACAACAAAAGCAGGTGTATAGCCATGGCACAAGTTGAGGATCTAACTGCTTCACTCATGGCTGAATTATCCCAGTATACCGCGGAGGTAGCTGATGAAGTCAAACAGGCTTGCAAGGATGTCAGTAAGGAAGTGACCGACAATATCAAGCGTGATAGTCCAGTGCGCGCAGGCGCTTATGGTGGTGGGTATAAAAAAGGTTGGAGGGCTAAAGTTGCATTTGAGGATAAAAACAATATCCGGATAACAACATACAACGCTACAGACTACCAACTAACCCATTTGCTCGAATTTGGTCACGCTAAAGTAAACGGCGGCAGGGTAGAAGGTAGACCGCACATAAGTCCGAATGAGGAAAAGGCTAAAACAGATTTAGTTACACGTATAGAAAAGGCGGTGCAAAAATGACACAAGCTGAATTATTCACATTGTTAAAAACAACTTTATACCCAGTATCATATCATCATTTTACAACAGCACCAACACCGCCCTATATCGTTTACTTGAGAGCGTTTGACAATAATATTTTTTCAGATTATAAAGTACATGGAAAATTTAAGTTTTATCAAGTTGAGCTTTACACAACTAAGAAAGATTTGGCCGCAGAGCAGAAGCTCGAAGCAGTATTGAACGGTATAAATTCCGAGTATGACGTTACCGAAACATACATAGAATCGGAGGCTTTATATCAGGTAATTTATACTATTAAGATAACAGAAAAATTTTAGAACTAAATGTGGTGGCGGAATAAGTAGACGCTTACAGGAGAAATAAGAATACTACGTAAAAGTAGCTACTTGGCAACAGCGTTCTCACAAATGTATTTATGTAAGGTGTAAATCCTTACCCACATTAAAAAATGTTAGCACCCATAATAGGGTGCTTTTTTAATGCAAAAAATAAATTTTAGGAGGAAATAATATGGCAACAGCAGATGAAAAAATAGTTTTAGGCAGTGGAAAATTATACGTAGATGAATTTGTTGGTGAAGTAATCCCAACGGATTTATTGTTAGAAGTTGAAACTAATTTGTTAGGTCTAATTCAAGGCGGAGCAACACTTGAATATAAGCCAACATTTTACGAAGCTAAAGATGATTTAGGGCTTGCCAGTAAAACAATTTTGACAGAAGAAGTGGCAACTCTAAAAAGCGGCATTATGACGTGGAACGGTAACACACTTGCAAAACTTTGTGCTACTGCAAGAGTAGCTGAAGCATTAGGCAAAAGAACTGTAAAAATCGGCGGCATAAATAATCAGGACGGGAAACAGTATGTAATTCGATTTGTTCATACCGATGCGATAGACGGAAACATTCGAGTGACAATAGTGGGAAACAATCAAGCAGGATTCAGTTTTGCGTTTGTAAAGGATAAAGAAACCATAGTAGATGCCGAATTTATAGCAATGCCTCTTGACAGCGAAGGGACGAAAATCATTTACGAAGAAGATATTCCAACGGTTTAAAATTAATTGGGCGGGATTTACCGCCCTGAAAGGAATAACAATGTTTGATATTTCAGTTGTAAACAAGAGATATTTTGATATTAAAATAGGCGATTTAACACTAGAAGTCGAGCCGCCAAAAATTAAAACGTTAAAGAAAATTATGGGTTTATCGAAGGCAAGAAGCGAAGAAACTATGAATGATTTAGCCGAAGCGGTGGGCATGATTTTAAATAAAAATAAGTCCGGCTATACAGTGGCAAACGAAGTTATTGACGAGCTAGACTTAGACCAGTTAAATGAGATATTAACCGCATACTTTGAGTGGCTTAGCAAGGAAAAGTCCTCAAAAAACTCTTAATCCCTTCCTACCCTGATGACAACAGGAAGGGACACAATTATGAAGTTAATACAATCGAAGAAAAGGTTGTTTGTGAATATACTGGATACGATTTTGACAGAGTAGAAGATTTAGAAACATTTGCATTTTGGCTACTACTGCGTGATGCAGTCGTATACAACCGTATGCAGACGACAGAAGGCAATGAGTATTTGGACAAGTGCTGGATATTACAGCAGACTTCTCCTGATAGGAAACGGCTCAGAAAAAAATTTGGCAAAGTAACACCTTAGGGTGTTTTTATTTTTATAGGAAGGAGGTACATTATGGCAGGGACAATTAAGGGCATTACAGTTGAGATCGGTGGAAATACT